TGATTTATAACGATAAGATGACGAATCTTAAAACAGATTTTACGTCCTTTTTTGAAGTAGACGAGCCTTCATTACGTCTAAATTTAGAAGTTAGCGATACTTCTTATTACGCTACAAAAAGTTATAGCAAAATGAATTTACCAAATCAAGATTAGAATAAAATATGCCCGTGGATCAGGAAAAATTGTAAAAAAAATGGAGGGCTCAAAAACGTATATTATATTCAAAAAAATAACTAAATCCACGGGCATAATCGAGAGTACTACAAGCAATAGCAGAGATCAATAATTTCTTCTTGCTGCTTGCATTTCTCTATATAATTGGTCTTTTAATTCTGGTGTTAATCCATTAGCAAAAGCATTTGCTTTAGATAAAGCAGATTCTCCTTGTTGAGGATTTATACTAACCATTGGTTTTGGTTTAGCTGCATTAGTCTGTATTCGTTTTATATCAGATTCATAATTAGCTTCAGGTTTTAATCCCAGATTTTTGATAATGTTATAAGCTGTAACTCCAGCTGCATAAATATCCTGAGTTGAATTTAAAGTTTGAGCTATTTCAGGTTGAAGAACCTGTAACATTTCTATGGTTTCTTGGTTCACTACCTGTTCAAAATCATTAAACTTTGCCTTCAAACGTAGTTTAGAATTTTCATTATAAGATTGTTGTTGTTGTCTTAATAATTGTTGTTTAAGTTGTTGAAGTTCGTCATCAAGTTCATTAACATGTGTACCTTCTACTAGTTCATCGGAACGTAACCTACTACGTGGCTTCGTAACCTGTTTTTCCTCCTGTGGTTTATTAAACGATTGATTCATTTGAGCTAGTCTTAATATATCATCACGTTCCCTTTCCGCCTTTTCTTTGGCTAGTCTAAGGGCTTTTATCCTCATATTAACTTTGTAACCATTATCATCAGATTCTGGAACTGGTTCAGTTATTGGTTCTGAAGTTTGTTCTTGTACTTCTTCTTGCTCCATGGGTTCTACTGGTTGAGGAGCTGGCGCAGGAGTTGCTTGTGCTTGTTGTACGGGTTGGCCTCGTTTAGCCGCAGCTGCAATTTCAGCCGCTATTTCTGGATGAACTTCATAATTTTCCATCATTTATTCCTTTAATTTATAAGTAGCGGACTATCTTCTTTCTCATTGTTATACTTTTTCATTATCTTAGTTAAACTTCCATTTACTGCCATAATAACAAAACCTAATAATTGTTTTTCACCAGTATGATCAGGTTGTTTCATTATTTCTTTTGCATGCTCAGCCATATAATAAGCTTCATTCATTCCTGGCAATGTCCATAAGTATTCTATTTGTCCATCGAATCGATTGTATCTAAATACCGTTTGATCCCAAAAAGGAGCAGGACACGCCAGAACAGGAGTAAACATATCCCTATAAACTCTATCAAGTAATTTTTCCTTTTTTGAAGTTACCTCAATATAGAAATTTTCTGGAAATAATTTACAACCACGGTCAACAGCTTCTAAAAGATTATCCATATATTCGGATTTCATCTCAGCAGCTTTTACTAAAACAGGTACCATTTCTGGTGTTTGTTGCTTATTAAGCTCAGTAACTATTGATCCTAATGTCTTTTTAGTCATATTTACCAAGTTTTATAAATTAATAATATTAAAAGGCCCATCAAGGCCAATAATAAATAATCAGTAAATTCCATTCATTTCCTTCAATAAAAAGGGCAGCCTGTGGGAGCTACCCCTTGCAATAATAGAACATTTCTTTATTTCTTTTTCTTCTTCGGTATTTTTGCGCCTGCTTTACGAGCTTCACTTAATCCAATAGCAATGGCTTGTTTAGGGTTAGTCACCTTTTGTCCACTACCACTATTTAAAGTGCCTCGTTTGAATTCTTTCATAACAACTTCTACTTTATCCTTAGCAGGCAAATGTTTCCTTTTTTTAGCACCTGCACCAAGCTTATCAGGATGCTTCATAGCTTTCTTGATAGCTTTATCATGTGCCTTTTTTTTGTGTGCCATTACTTTACTTTCATTTTATATGGAGAACCTTTTTCTTCTTTTACTTTGCATTTACCTGAATGCATTTTTCCACATTTTGCGCACTTTTTCATTTCTACTCCTCAATAAAGCCACGTTGGGCTTTTCTTATAAATCCAATTTCATTATGTGACCAATCTGGTGAACCTGCCGATACACTATTATATTTAAATTTATCTGGATTAAATTCATGATGGATCGCCTGTCTAGGCAAGTTAGCCATAGCATTTTGATCCTCACGAACCATATAGGCATCATGCATTTCTTGGCGTCTTCTAGGATCTATATTTCCATAAAAATTATCTTCTTCTAGACCTTTCTGTACAAGATAATTCTTTTCAGCCTCAGATTCATGACCTTCAACTGCTTTTCTATTTCTTTTCATACTCATCCTTAATCGTTGGCGGGAGGACAAAAAGGAGGAGAACCTCCCGCCTTGTATTGGAGATTATTTCAATCGACTAGATTCTTCAACCTTTAATCGATCGTTAATCATTTTTTGCCTTTTGGTTAACTTAACCAAATTAGGCGGTCTTCCTAAAACAGAATATAAAATTCTGGTAGCCTTATTATTCGGCCTTGGCGCTGCTGCCATATTATTCTCCTAAATGTGACCAGGTTATTTTATCTCTGATCATATAAACAGTTTTACGATGAATACCAAATTTACTTGCTATCTTATTACCACTTACGTTCATATTCAATAATTTTCTTATTTCTTTTACTTGATCCTCATTAAGAACAGAATTTGAATTCAATTCACCGTTCAACTTCCTGCTTCTCATCATCCTTTTGGAATTTTCAGATTTAGTAACAAACTCACAATTAGAAGGTTCATAATTCTTTGTGGTATCCAATCGGTCTATAGCCAAACCTTTTTGCCATCCATGACTTATTGCCCAATCATAGAATTTCTTAAAATCACTTTTCCATTCATCACACATACTGATCCCTTTGGAAAAATAATATTTATTACTTTTATGACTTTTAGAACAACGATCTATTATATGAGACCATACTCTAAATAATGGATGTTTAGATAATCCATGCGTAGGTTGAAATCTCTTTCCATATGGATGACCCTTTACAAAAAGACTATTTTTACGTTTTAAAAGCATATGAGTTGGTTCAGACATATTAATTCCTTTCCAACTCATATTACTAAATTTGATAATCATTGTAAATAAGCGTATCGCCTATTACTTCTTAGGAGAAAAGTATCTGCTGCGTTGTTCGTCATTATCGTCCATCTGACGGTCAGCGCCTTTTATTGTATCATCAATCCCTTCAGGAAGATATGGCCCAACTTGTTCATAAGGCTTAATCATAACTTCTTGTGGAAGATTAGCGATAGCTCTATGATCTTCTCTGATCATGCCATCCTTTTGAGCTTCCATTCTATCTCTAGCTCTTAAACCAGAAACATAATCTTCCATATCTAAAGAACTACGATCTTTAAAACCATCATTCATTGCATATTCAGGACCTGGTTGTGATTTACCAGATCTTTTCATTGAATGCATATATCTTTTTGCCATTGTACACTCCTTGTAGAAACTGCTTTTCAACTCGTGATGTTTCTTCACACTTTCAGTGTGGGACGTTTTGTCACGAACTGCTAGCAAGCTTCTTGCTCTATCTACTTCCAGCAGAACCATTCTGCTGGTTAATATTCATATTATTTTCATTAGCCTTTAATAAATTAGCCATATTAATCAACTTAGCTATTTCATCTAAGTCCATATGACCAATCTCCTTAATAATCTTAACTTTTTCAAGTAGAGCCTGTTCATCATTTTTGTTAGCTTCTGCTAGTTTCTGCATAGCTAATGCTCTATTCTCTTCAACACGTGATGTTCTTTCAACAGCCAATCCTTGATCAGCTTGAGCTCTTGCATGAGCCAAGTTAGTTCTAGCTTGCATCTCTTGCATTTGAACTTGTGCTTGTTGTTGTTGTTGCTGTTGAGCAGCTTGTTGTTCTTTCATCATATTATCAATAACCATTTTCTTATTTTGTAATGTTGAAGCTTCAAGTAGATCTTGGTTAGATATTGGAACTCCAGCTTCTCTAAGCATAAGCATTTGAGCCATTTGCATTTGTTTTTGTGTTGTAGTGTTAAGACCTTCTTCAACAGCGGCGTGATATTTACCAAAAGCTTTGTTATAAAATAATGGTTGAGGCTCTTGTCCTTCTAAAATCTTTTTAATCTTTCCAGGAGTATAATTAATCTGGATTATTTCAGCCATTCTATCACCTAATAATTTTATAGAACGGTCAAGATGATCAAATAATATTTGTAGTGTTGTGGTTGAAGCTGATTGTTTTAACATTGAATGGAATCCTGAAAGGGTATCTTTATTATCGAATCCTAAGAGTTCTTCGGACACACCAGCAATCTGATTTATTTCCTCACCTAACATTTTAGATAATTCAATTGTTGTAGGAGGAATCTGTGGTGATTGTATTTGCTGAACATCAGTCATTTGCGCTTCTTCTTTTAGAGCCAATCCCCTTCCCTGACCTGAGAGGAAGACATCTTTCGGATTAACGAGCGCATTTTCTTTGTAAATAAAGCCAGAATTGATTTGAGATTCGAGAATATCGAGCTCAATAATCTTCCTACGATTGTACAAGAACTGGCTGTCGCGTAACCCGCGTACCACACCCTGTACACGATTTTCAAAATACGGAATTTGCGGGTTATAGTAAGCAAAAACAGGAATGAAAGGATAATTATCAGCTCCAGTAGGTAATCGATCATTGTAAAATACCTTTCCTTGAATTACTATTGCTAGATTAACTGTTGGAATTTCAGTTTCTAATACTGTCACAGAAGGATGAAGTTGTAAGAATAGCTTAAGTGCATCTTCATCTTTACCTTTCCATTCCATAACTTCACCAGTTTTAGAATCAGCTAATAATCTTTGCTGTCTAAAATCACGATAGTAAAATTCATCATATGCTAATAAATTTTTATATCCATATTGATAAGATTCAGGCATAAACTGAAACTTGCCATCTTTATTTCCATACTGATTGCCTGGTAATCCTAGAATTTCGTCAGTAAATTGAGGCATTAAAGAGATAGCTTCACGTTTAGTTAAGTAACTACGTTTCCAGATCCCATTACAATCAGAAAGATCCGCCTTCCTAAAATAAGGATCTATAAGAAATGAATTATAAGAGCAATTGTTAACTCTTATATCCCCTGATATTGGATCATTTCTATAATCTAACCAAACATGTAGTAAATTCATTCCGGTTACTAAACCACCATGGAAAGAATCTGAGATAGTTTCTAGAATTCCTTCTTGTTGACATAAGGTCATTATTATTTTTGTGAATTGATCAGCAGTCTCATTATCCCCATTCTCTTTAGGAGTCATGATAATAGATTTACGATTGCGTCTTTGATGTCCATCAATCATATTAACAACCCGCATTATTCTATTAAATGCTAGGTTACGTCGTCTATTAGCTGGAAGATTACCATAAAGATTCTGCCATAAAGTTTGGTCGTTACAATAGAATCTAGTATCAGTATCTGCTTCACCCCAATATGACTGATTTATAGTTATGGATTCAGAGTAAAATGATTCCATACGAGCAATAATGCCCCTATCACGCTCATTAAGGTACACATCGCCAAGCATGGGAAAAAGCATATTCTATCTCCTAATTTGTATTTTCCCTTATTCTAGAATTGTGTTGCTTCAATATCAAGTATTTTAAAATTCTTTACACTTTATTATTGTTTTACTTTTTCTGTACATTTCCCATCACATTCTATTGAGATTTCTGCTTCTTGCAATCCATAGCATTTACATGGTTTTATTCTTTTAAGAATCAATGATTCTTTTCCATCTATTTCTACTCTTTCTAGATCCAAACTGTTATCTATTTCATCAATACCTACTTCATATTTTTCACCAACGGGATCAGATATAGCTAAATCAGTTGCATGCATCACTATCATATCACTTATAAAATCAAATGAAGGATCAGAATAATCCTCATCGTCATCAACATCTTTATATTTATAATGAATATCTATGTATTTATTAATGGACTTCTTTAACATTGCCTTAATCAATTGTTCTCTTTGTTTTGCAAACTTGTCTTTATCTTCTTGAAAAATTGGATCAGTAAAGTTATATCTATGCTTACAATAAGTGATATCATATTTAATAAAAGGATCAGAAAATAGTTTTTCTAAAAGCTCAATAACATTTCTAATATCACTTTTTAACTCAAATACTTCTTTCATTCTATTCTCTTCTTGGTTATTGCATCAACAACATAAGTAGCTACAATCTTATCAGGAACCCGAACAAAGCAAGGATTTTTGTCGCAGGTTATATGATCAGCACAAGTAGGATCATGCTGTTTAAGAGCTCTCATTAAAACATTTTGTTCCTGCTGATCGTAGTATTTATTAAAACGTTTCCTAGCCTGTTCATCTCTAATGTCAGATTGAACTGTCTTATGTGTTGGCTTAATAGGATCTTCAAGGGTAACTGTTATTTGTTTAGCTTTAACCCAATCTATTATCTTCTTAAACATTTACTTCCTCATTAAAATCAATATCAACTTCAGGATCAAATTGTCCTTTTATTGGATTATAATAATCAGAATAAAGTTTTTTCCCTTCACGATCTTCTCGAGCTTTACGTAATTTTAAAACCGACTCTTTTACATGAGATTGAACTGTTTCATGGATTGGACCATCAAGACCATGAATGCAATCATAACATTTACATAATATAAACCATGATAAAGAAGGTATGGTTCCATTCCTGCAATCTTTAATAGGACATTTCTCATAACATTTATTCATTTAAAATCCATACTTGTTACAAACTTCACTCATAGTCATACTCATTATCGCTATTATATTCACCTTCAGTGATTTCAACTTTATGATCTTCGTCCAAATCTTTTCTTTTTATTTTTTCCCATAAATAAAATATATGAGTAAGATCTAAACTTTTATCTGTTTTGTAAAAGATAAATTCCCTATGGGCTATAACATCATAATCATCATAGCTCGATCTAGAAATATATTTATATCTAGATCTTATTTCGAGCCACACTCCTTCTGGAGTATCTTTTTTAGTTTTTACTTTTTTATTCATTTAAAATCCATATTTGTTGTCAAAGTCTCCGTTAAATACACCAGGTAAACTCTCAGGGAATAAAGTCTCACGATATCGTCTATCTAATTCCTCAGGAGTTGTACCAACTATCATAGCTTTCTTAAGAGCAACACAAAGATATCTCATTGCATCTGCTGCGTGAGAATGTGTATCGTGTTTTGGTATTTCTTTATATCTACCACGAGACGCATCCCATTCTTGAGAATAGGACGACAAGTGTTTAATCAAATCTTTACATTTAACTTCATCTATCCACATAGTTGGAAGCTTAGCTTTAGTCCATTCAATACCATCTAAAAGATCATGGGGATAAATTTCAGAAAAGTTAATACCTAATTGCTTATATTGTTCTCTTCTAGTTATACCGGGGCCCTGCTCACGAACCATTATATCATGCGGGGGGTAATGAGCTTTATAATTATATCCTTTGTTAAGTACATAATTAGCAAAATGGGAAATACTACGATTATTATTTTCATAATAGTCAAATATATGGATACTTTTTCCACATATATTTGCAAATATGATAACAGTTGGGTCATTTATACCTAGATCCCAGCTCGTTATTACTGGACATCCTGGCTCATATGGTACTTTGCCTATTTGGCCATTAAGTCTCATCTTATCAATAATAGATGTATAGAAGAAACCGTCCTGTCCTTCATCAAAAGATGTCCAGTATTCCTGCTTAGCAAATGATTCTGATATTTCACCTGAGTCTATTTCACGTTGAATGTCTTCAACTGATATATGATTAGTATCATCAACAGTAAGTTTAGAAATATACCAGTCCTTTGGGTTATGCTGAGCAATTTCGTAAAGATCCCATAAATGATTGTGACCACGTGGGAGTGCTCAAAAATAGAGCAACACCTCCGTTCGCAGTCAATATGGGTCTAGCAAATTGATATGCCCTAGGATCTTGTAATGAATACTCCGAAAAAACAATAAATTGGGGATTGGTACCAACAAGTGAATGATTAAAGTCATTACTACCAACAATCTGTATAACTGAACCATTAATGAACCTAAGTCTCATCTGTTGTTCATTACGTGAAGCTACATCTTCTGGGCAGTAATCCAAAACGCG